GGCGCTGGCACCGCGAATGGCGCGGGCGCTGGCCTTGCCAAGCGACCCGGAGGAGGCGCAGCGCCAGCGCGCAAAGGTTATCGGTTCTATGCGGCTGCGCATGGACTCGCCGCGCGAAAGCGAACAGTTGGCGAGGGCGCGGGTCACGGTGCTTATCACCGATACCGGCGACGTATCGCCAACAGTGCTTGCCAGCGCCGCGCAGGCGTTCATTGAGGCCGGGAACGTATGGTTCCCCTCATACGCCCGCTTTCGGGCCTTCCTGAACCAGCATGAGGCGGATCTTCGCTGGCGCTATCGGCGCGTGGTGCGGCTGGCGGTGGAGGCGTGAGCGGCTTTGAAGAAATTGGCGGGGCGCTGCTCTATCAGGGCAACAGCCTCAAGATCGCACCGATGCTCGGCCCGGTCGGCCATATCATCACCGACCCGCCGTATGAAGCGCAGTCGCATAAGGTGCTGGCGGACTCGCCCACCAAGCGCCGCAACGACGGGCGGCCAGCAAGCCCGCTCGTGGACTTCGATCCCATCGATGCCATTCGGCAGGACGTGGCCGCTATGGGCGCACGGTGCGAGGGCTGGTTCATCGCGTTCTGCACCACCGAGGGCGTCTGGCCATGGAAACAGGCCATCGAGGCGGCGGGCATGAAGTACAAGCGGGCGTGCACATGGGTGAAGCCTGATTGCACGCCGCAGCTGAACGGGCAGTGCCCGGCACAGGGCGTCGAAAACTTTGTATGCGCATGGGCTGGAGAGGGGCGCTCCTACTGGAATGCTGGCGGCAAGCGCGGCGTGTACACGCACAACGTGAATGGTAAGGAGCGTGATGGCCGCCACCCGACCGAGAAGCCGCGCCGCCTCATGGCCGAGCTGATCGAGGACTTCACCTCGCCGGGCGATCTCATTCTGGCCCCGTTCATGGGCAGCGGTACCACTGGCGTGGCGGCGGTGCAGATGGGCAGGCGGTTCATCGGCATCGAGATGGACGAGCGTTATTTCGACATCGCGCGCACCCGGATCGTCGACGCGCAGCGGCAGGGCGACATGTTCGTCCCCGCCGCGCCGTGAAGCGCCCACCTTCCATCAAGCGGCCCGGAGCGCCGCGAGCGCGGCCCGTGCGGCAAGGCTCCCCCAACCGCACGGTCGTCGGGCGGGCGCTGCAGAAAGCGCGCGAGCGTCTGTTCGGTCGGGAGCCGTGGTGCCGCATGTGCAGGGCGGCGGGGCACCGGACGCTGGCGGTCGAGCGGGATCACATCGTGCCGCTAGCGGAAGGCGGCCCGGACACGGATGCGAACGTGCAGCCGCTGTGCGCCGCATGTCACGCGGAGAAGTCAGCCGAGGAAGCCCGGCGCGGGCGTGCGCGGGCACGCTCCGGCGCGCGCCCGGCTTGACAGAGAGGGGGAGGGCGGGTCAAAAGTTGGCGTCCGCGCGCACAGGACATCCGACACACACCCTTTTTTTTGCGCGTGCGGATTGAAGTTTTTGGGGCCGATTGGATTTTTCGGCGTCATTTCACGCCATTAGCCGCCTTATGGGAAATGGCTCGTTTAAGGTGCCATAAGGGAGCTAATGGGCGGTGAAGCGAGGCGCGAAAAAGAACCCTACGAGCGAGAAGGCGAAGCGCGGAACGCTGCAGCCGAGCCGCGATGCGGGCGTTTTCGAGATCGCGGTATCGACCGATCCGCCCATGCAGCCGGATTATCTGCGGCCCGCCGCTATCGAAGTCTGGCAGGAGAACCTTCCGCGCGTGATGCAGACCGGCGTGGCGGAGGTGGATAGCGACCTCTTTGCGCGCTATTGCTCCATGGAGGCCCTTGTGCGGAAGGCGTTCCGGGAGGTGGATGCGGGCGAAGGCGACCCGCCGCCCGCCGCTTGGCTTACCGAGCTGCGCCGGGTCAGTGAGCTGCTCGGCATAGCCGGGCGAAAGTCGCGTATCGGAACGGTGGCGGATGCCCAGACGAAAACCAAAAGCGGCACCTTCGGCAATAACGGCAGGGGCAAAGTCGGGGCACGCTAGGAATTATTGCGAGGTTGCGTGGCGCTATGCCGTCGAGGCGGTGGCCGACAAGAAGCACAAGTCACATTGCAAGTTCGTTCGCCTCGCCGCGCAGCGGTTTCTGGACGACCTCTCCCGCCAGCGCCTCAAAGTTTTCGACTACAAGTTCGACCCTTGGCACGGCAACGACGTCTGCGACTTCATAGAAAAGCTGCCGCACATCGAGGGCGTATGGGAAACCCCGACGCTGGTTCTGGAGCCGTTTCAGATCTTCAAGCTGGTGAACGTGTTCGGCTGGCGCTCCAAGCGCACCGGCCTCCGCCGGTTCACGGTCGTCTATGATGAGCTGGCGAGGAAGAACGCAAAGAGCACCCTCACGGCGGGCGTGGTGCTGTACTGCTTCACGTGCGAGGACGAGCCGGGTTCGCAGATCCTCATCGGTGCCAGCACGTTCGCGCAGGCGCTCAAGGTGTTCCATCCGGCCAAGCGCATGGTGCAAAAGCTGCCGGAAATGCAGGAGCATTTCGGCCTCAAGCCATGGGCGAAGTCGATCACGAGCGATGAGAACGGCGGCTATATCCAGCCCATTCATGCCCGCAGCGACTCACAGGATGGGCACAACCCTCACGTGGTGGCGCTGGACGAGCTGCACGCGCACAAGACTCGCGGCCTGTACGACGTGCTGGCCTCCGCGTTCGGCGCGCGCCGCCAGCCGCTCCTTTGGCAGATCACGACGGCAGGGTGGAACCTTCACGGAGTCTGCCGCGAGCAGCGCGCGCTAGCCGTGCAGGTGCTGGAGGGGAAGGCCAAGCTGGAGCACGTTTTCGCCATCATCTACACGCTCGACACCGCCGACGATTATGACGACGAGCGCGCCGAAGGCGACGATCCGTACCACCCGGACAACTGGATTAAAGCCAATCCGCTCATGCCCGTATCGGAACCGTTGCAAAGCGAGATAGCGAAGCGGGCGGGCGAGGCCAAAGCGAACCCGGCACAGGAGCCGGAGTACCTCACCAAGCACATGAACATCTGGATCGGTGCTGCCGCCGCATGGCTATCGGCCAGCAAGTGGAGGGCCTGCGCGGGCACCGTCCGCCTGCGGGACTTTCGCGGCCTGCGCTGCACCATTGGCGCGGACCTTTCGGACAAGGACGACATCACCTCCGTGGCGCTGGTAGCCATCAACGATGACGACCGGATGCTCCTCAAGACGTGGCACTTTCTGCCAGCCGCTCGGCTGGTTCGGGATGGGCAGGGCGCAAAGGAGCAGGTCGCGCTCTACAAGCAGTGGAGCGAGCAGCGCGCGCTGAACATCACGCCGGGGGACTTCATTGACCACAGAAAGATCAAGCGCCTCATCATGCGGCTCAAGGCGGCTGGCCTTCACGTCGACCGCGCGGTGTTCGACCAGTTTTCGGCGGCGGTGACGATGGCGGCGGAGCTGAACGAGGAGTTCTATGATCCGGATGACGCCTTCGCACAGATCCTCAGTAAGTCGGCGCTCAATGTTTCCGATGCGGCGAAGGATCTGGAGGCGAGGGTGAACGCCGGGCCGCACAAGCTGCTGCATGATGGGAACCCGGTCATGGGGTGGATGGCGGGGAACGCAGTCGTTACACGGCTAGTCAACGGCAGCATCCTGCCGAAAAAGGAGACCAAAAACTCCCCGAACAAGATCGACGGCATCGACGCGACGGTGAACGCATTGCAGCCGTGGCAGCTTCCCAAAGAGGACGGGAGGGGCGATATTGGGGAATGGCTTAAGCGAGGGGCGGCAGTCGAATGAGTATCTGGAGCAGGCTTACCGCATGGGCAACCGGGCAGGAGCTGACCGCGTCCAACCCGCTCCTGCTGGATCATTTCGGCGGCACCTCGTCGAAGGCGGGCAAGCGGGTGAACCGCAACACCGCCCTGAACGTGTCGGCGGCGTGGGCCTGCATCCGGCTCATCTCCGAAACCGTAGGCACGCTGCCTTTCAAGCTCGGCGTATCCGATGGCGGGCACTGGCAGCCAAGCCGTGACCACCCGCTCTACAACGTCCTGGCCACCTCCCCGAACGCGGACGACACGGCGGTGGAGTTCTGGGAGGCGGTGCTGGCGCACCTTTGCACCGAGGGCAACGCCTTCGCCCGCATCCACCGAACCGCTGGCCGGGTGCGCGCGCTGGACCTGTACCCTGCGGGAAGCGTGACCGTTGGCCGCTCGGAGTCCGGCGCGAAGATGTACAGCGTGCCCGCTGCGTCTGGCCGCCATGCGAACCAGCGGGAAGACCTGCCGGAAACGGACGTCTTCCATGTGCGCGGGTTCGGGCGGGGCGGGCTGACCGGGCTTAGCCCGCTGGCCTACGCGCGCGAGTCTCTGGGCATCGCGCTCGCGGCGGACGAAACAACCTCGGCCACGTTCCGGAACGGGCTGCAGGCGAGTGGCTTCATTCAGGCGAAAGAGACGATGCGGATCGATGATGCGCAGTCGAACCAGTTTCAGGAACGTCTCGACAAGTTTTCCGGCTCCGACAAGGCCG